CAAAGTAATCAAGGTTAGGATACTTCATGACAAGAAGAACTTCATCGGAAAGTTTAATTTCCTTTTTGTGACCCTTGGGAAAGTCAACCTTGATATCGTCAATCTGAATAGAAACATTAACCTCAGTTTCACCATCGTCAGGACAGGTAATTGTCATTGTTACCTGTTCCTCCACAGATCTAGCCCTCATATTCATGAAAATATACTCAATGTCAAACAAAGACAAAGAGTCAATACTAAATTTAGGGGTAGTAATGCAATTCTCAAAAATTTGAACGATTGCGCTTAGGATTTGCTTATCATCCTGAGTCTCAAGTGCAATCAAAAGAATTTTTTGCTCTTTAACTAAAAAGGGTCTATATTTAATTTTCTTTTTTGTCGAAGGCACCACCAATTCGTAAATTGGCGTTGAAATAGTTGGTAGCGGCATAATGATGTATTATTGTTGTTGTTGGGGATCTGGGGTATAATAGAAAGCTCTTGCATATTCATAATACATGCTAACGCTTACTTTGACAAGCCCATTCTGACTTGCCGAAGAAAACGGAACAGAGGCAACTGTAAATGGCCACGCTCTTACCAATTGATATCTAAGAGGATTTGTTTGATTTGGTTTCTTTTCAATTTTTTTGATGGTGAAGGTGCAAGTATAATCATTATAATAATTCAATACGTTCATATTATATGTACCCCGCCCGTTTGAACCCGCGTTTGGATCATATCTGACAGTTGGATCATCATCAGTATCACCAATATAATCTAACCATCCTCTAAAGAATCTATAAGGCATGGAAGTAACATCACAAATAAACGTCAGATCCATTTCATTGAAGACCTTGGAAGATGCCATCTTGATAGGCACTCCCTTTCTATACTGTCTTACCTCAGAATTCTGAAAAGTAACTCCAGGAATTTGAATTTCATTATTTAAGTAGTTCAAAAACCTAAGTTCTTGGTCCCATTCAAAACCAAATGCTTTCAAGTGATTTTTGAGTTTACTCGAAGGCGATGGTGCTATGTCAAATTCATAAAGAGTTGGATTTGACGCTCCACCCCTTTTGCTGACTATTTCAGTTAGGAAACTGCTAATGGAAGACATAAATACCCATATTGGGGTGACCTTATTTATTTATGGCGTCATATAAGGGAAAATACAAGCCGAGTAACTACAGAAAGTACAAAGGCGATCCCACTAATATCATATATCGTTCTCTCTGGGAGCGAAAATTCATGTATTACTGTGATCATAACGAAAATATCTTGCAATGGTCAAGTGAAGAATATGTCATCCCATACAAATCTCCGATTGATGGTAAGTGGCATAGATATTTTCCCGATTTTTGGATGAAAGTACGGTCTACTGATGGAAGTACAACAACTTATCTCGTAGAGGTTAAACCTAAGAAACAGGTCGAAGGTCCAAAACCTCAGAAGAGAAAAACGCAACAATATCTCGCGGAGGTTGCGACTTATGCCAAGAACCAAGCAAAGTGGAAAGCAGCAGAAGAATTCTGCAAAGACAGGCTTTGGGAATTCAAAATCATCACAGAAATCGAACTCAAAGTTTAAAGATCTAGTCGATCAATACAAAGGAAGGAAAATATCTAAGACTAACCTCAGACTTGAAGTGTTTATGCTCTTGGATGAGATGGGTGCAGCAAATCCCACCACCAGTGTAAAAGTTGGTCAATACTACTTCTTTGAATATGTACCAAAATTCAGAGATGTCTTAAAAGAATGGGATCAATACCCACTGATACAAGTTGTCCAAAGAGACAAACACATTCTCGGAGCAAACTTGCATTATATTTCACCAAAGCGAAGGTTAGGCGTTCTAAATAATAAGAATAAGGAAATACCTAAAGAAACTCTGCACTATTACATACCTAGGCATAGAGAAACTAATTTCTATGAACTTACTGAAGAGGATGCAGCATTATTAAGTCAACTACCGCTAGATCACTTTCATCGGAATAGATAATGTCAAAAAAAGTTACAGCATATCCAAGGAATGTAAGCGCAGTTGACTATGCCTCTTTCTTAAGAATCCATAGACTTCAGTATAAAAAGGGTCTTGCGAAAGCTGGTGGTGCAACTGAATCCTTATTACTTAGTGGTTTGGCAGGAACTTTAGGTGGTGCTGCAGAATTAGTCGCAACTGCGTATAACAGAGGAAACGGAAAAAACGCTGCACAGAACGCCTTTTCTGAAGCTCAGCAGCAAGTTGCCAGTGCGTTTACCGAAAAGGCAAACATGACTGGGCGATCAAAAGCGAAATTTGAGGAAAAATTTAAAGAAAAAGGCATTGATGCTATTCCAGATTCGGTGTTTGAGGGTCTTAAGGATGATAGTGGTAACCCTTTAACAAAAGAAAAATTAAAATCATTACAACAAGCTGCCAATCAAGAAAAAAATAGAGACGCTGTATACATTGATGTTGCAATGCCCAATGAGATGGCATATGGGTATGGTGCAGCCTGGAACAATACATTTAAAATTGGAACGTTAGCACAAGCTTTCAATAGCAGTGGTGGGTTAGGATCCGCCGCCGCTCTTGGCATTGCTGGTGCGGGAGCAGGAGTAGGTCTAAATGCGTTAAGCAATCTAAAGACCAAAGCTGGAGGTGTAAATTTAACCCAGATAGCTGGTGCAGGTGGCGCTGGAGCTGCAAAAGCACTCAATCCATTCGGTATCAATAGCTCAATCAATCCACTAGATCCAAAAGGAGCAACAAACCTGGCAGGTCTCGCTGGGATGGCACCAAACGAAAATGCTGTCCAGTTTTTCCAAAACATCGAATTTAGAGAATTTCAATTTGACTTTGAGATTTTCTGCCCAGAAGTAATAGATAGACATATCGGTGAAAAAATTGTAAAGTTCTTTAAATATGGTATGCATCCATCTGCTCCAGCAGGAACAGGTGTTCTTGATTTCCCAGATGTTTTTATCATCGAACCGATGTTCAAGGCAAAGGGAAAAGAACCAAGTAAGCACTACTTAATGCCAAATACAAAAAGTTGTGCTTTAACGAACTTCAGGGTGAATGTAACCCCAATGAACTCTATTCAGACGACTTTTGACGGAACATTTCCCCTTATAACTATTTCTTGCACATTCAAAGAACTCACCGCTCTCGTTAGAGAGGATCTCGATAAAGGATACTGATGTCACTCTTAACTTCACTACCAAACGTACTGTACAATATCAATCCAGGGTCTACGGATCCTAAAATGATACTGCTAAAAAATATTTGGAGAAGAGGTCAAATCGTCTCTGAGTACAAAGCAAGCATCAGTTTATTTACGGAGTATATCGTCAAAAATGGCGAAACTCCAGAAACTATTGCACTTGAGTTGTATGACGATCCATTTTTAAATTGGACAATTTTGATTGCTAATGATATCGTAAATTATCACGATCAATGGCCAAGGTCCGCTGTAGATTTGGAAGAATATGTTACCAAGAAATATACCAATCCATATGCGGTCAAACAGTACGAAACTACAGAAGTAAAGAATAACGCTGGTGATGTCCTTCTATCTGCAGGAAAGGTAGTTCCAGAAACCTTTAGTTTTTCCTATATTGAAGGGACAACTCCAGTTACATTAAGTCCAAAAACTTCTGTAACTTATTACCAATACGAACAGCGTCTCAATGACAAGAAAGAAAGAATTCAAATTATCAGACCAGATCTAATTCAAGAATTTGTCGCTGCATATGAAAAAGTTTTAAACAGATCCAAAGCTCTTGCTGTTGGTATTGCAAACGACGACATCTCGATGTAAAAAAACCTATAGGCAAAAAAATACCCCGAAATTTTTTTCGGGGTTTTTGGTAACTGAAAAGTCGATTTTCCTCAGTCTTCTACAATTTTGACTTTGTATGTAGTGGTCTTTGCTTGCTTCTTTGCGAAGTGCAAATCCATTCTCTTCTTTGCATAGTATAGAGCAACCAGAACAATGATGAACTGGATGCCCTCTTCCCAACTCATATTCCAGGCATCTACCAAGTCAAGTTGGGCTTGGGCAAACAGGTTCATTCTTTCTTTCCTCCTTTGTTGAATCCAAAAGGACCGAGTTTATCTTTGACTCGATCCTTAATCACTGCGGCACCAAGTGCCTCCATAACTTTCAGAACGTCCTCTGCTTTGTGAGGACCAGGACCCATACGCTCTGCAGCGTAGTTATACTTCTGAAAGAACTCGTCAGAGACGAGTTTATAATCTTCAACGGTAATCGGTTCAGTCATCGGCAGCAAGTTTAGCGAAGTAGGACATGGTATCATCCTCATCTGCCTGAGGTGCTGCAGCAACACGAGAAGGTGAAGGAGCAGGAGTGATGTCAGGACTGTTGAAGTTCGGAGTGAATTGACCACGACCTTCAGACTCATCCTCAAGGGACTCATCAACAACAGAGCGACGAGCAGTGTTCAACACACTGTCCAGACGATCCTTCAGTTCATCATAGGTCTTGAACTGATCATCAGCAGTGAAAGCAGCGAGACTATACTCTTGCTTCCAAATTTGCTCCAGTCGGTCATCCTCAAAACCACCCATGGTGGAAGGACGATCGAACTCAGACTTATCGTAGTTCCAGTATCCAGCAACGTTCGTGATCTTCAGTTTGAAGTCGGCACCCTTCCACAGATCGAAAGGATTCACGGGTTCTTCATCTTCAAATGCAGGTTGCATGGACTCCATGATCTTGTCAAAGATCTTCTTACCGTAGCGATACAGGAAGACACGACCTTCGTTCTCAGGATTAGCAGAATCCTTTACAACGTAGATGTTGCTGTAGTAGTTCAGCTTACGCTTTTGCTTACGTGCGGTCTCTTTGTCAGCATCGATGCCAGAGTTCC